AGAAAAGCGTAAACCATTCCGTTTTGCTGAAGATCCTACCGCAGAGGATGTTACAGAAAAACTCGGTGATGACTACATCAGATCACTTTCCAGAGATGGCAAGATGAATGAACCCTGTAGGATAGCTCACGCAGTTCCGATATATAACTACGACTTGGAACGTGTACAGGTGTTCTCTTGGACTCAAAAAACAATCACTCAGCAATTTGACGTAATCAGTCAGTTAGAAGATTACGAAGATATGACTGAATGTGATTTCTACTTATCTCGTGACGGACAAGGTACAGATACAAAGTACACTGTGCAAGCTGCCCCACTGAAAAAAGCTATGGCTAAAGCTGTAGATGAAGCATGGGAAGCAGAAAAAGAATTCGATCTCGAACGACTTCTTAAAGGTGGTAATCCCTTCAAAGAAGAAGAATAATCCCCATTCATAGAGTCAGGCTATTCGGGCAACATACTTTTTGTTTCTTTGACGGGTTGCTTTCAGTATGTGTAAGCCCCGATAGCCATTGACTCTTTTTTATTTTGCTGTATATTAATTATGGGAACGTGTATTTATTATCCATTTATGGGAACGCTAGACAAACAAAATGCCCTAGCATCACTCAGAACATGGAATCTCATTCAAGACAATAGTGGACCGTACAGAGTCTACCGCGATGGTGACGACAATATATACCACTCAGTTACACATATTTTAAAAGAAACTGCACCCCAACATACAAAAGATGCCCTTGAAAATTGGCTTAAAAGGTCCGATTCTATTGTGGAGCGTGATATTGCTTGCGAAAGAGGCAAGCTCGCACACAGCCACGCAGAATTTATTCTCAAACTTGCAGCAAAATTTGCAAGGCAAAACTCAAACAAAAGAGGTTTATGGAGGACTGGATCGGATGGATTGGAACGCTGTCCGAAAAAAGTCACTCAATGGGGCTTACAAAAAGCAGTTGAATCCGCACCGCGTGTTAGCTGGAGTGCGTCAGGCTACGCAAGAGGTTTACGATCATTCATACTGGATCGTGTAACGGCCATTCATGCAGTCGAGTTCTCCGTGTACAAACCAGGCTACGGATTTGCTGGTACAGCAGATGCTCTACTGGACATTGATGGAGACGGGCCATTCATAGTGGATTGGAAAACAGCAAAAGAAGTTAGATCAGACGATATGATCGAACAATTCTGTCATCAGCTTGGAGCGTATAGTATTGGACTCGAAAGTCTCACAGGCATAAAACCAAAATACGGTGCAGTTGTGGTAGCTCGCAGAAGTGGTAAACCACAAACAAAGCTCCTCAATTCTTTAGAATTAGAAGGAGCTAAGAGTATGTTTTTACAAAGAGTGGATCGTTACAACAAACAACTTAAGGAATTAGCTGTTGTCTAATACAGCATCTTTTATTTTTTCAGTAAACCAATCGGAATCTGTAATAACATCAACTTCATGCTGAACTAATTTTTTAATATAGTCCTGTATTAGATGAGATATATGTTTATTGAGTTGGTCAATAAATTCTTCATCAATTTTGTTTCTCATTGGATCGCTAGTCATTGGCATAAATCCTCGAATCTTTTAGTTGCATAGTGTCTAGCAAAACTTTCTAATTGCTCTTGAGTAGAATTTGTTGGTTTATTATTCATAATCCACTCTAATTCTTCCTCATAAAGTTTTTCGAGAAGTTCAGTATTTTGTTGGTTACTCATAATCTTCCTCATTGTTGGATCGTTAGTCATGTATCTCTTCCTCCCAATCTACATGAAAGGAGTCAACGTCTTCTTTATCAACTTCGTATAAATCAGAAAATTCCCAATCTCCATCTGGATCGTGGGAAAAGTCTCCTCCATCAAAGTTCCTCCAATGTTCATAAACTTTTTCTTGATCTACATTGTCTGGTGTAGTTATATAAAGATGATGACAAGTCATGGAAGTGACTGTTAATTTAAAATGTTTACTCATTGTGATAAATCCGCAAATTTTTTCATAACAGCTTCTTCAATAGATTTTGAATCTAAATCGGATTCTGTTATATCCTTAAAACCTAATTTTTCTAACCTATCGAGAGAATTTTCAACTTCTTCTTCATAAAGTCTCTCCAAGATAGCATCATTATCTGGATCGGGATATATACCCGCATCTTCCAAATCTTGAATTGCATCATCTTCACGCTGGCTATCCAGTGCAGATTGATGGTTGTGTAAAAATGAGTCAGTCATACTTTTTTAAACCTCGTAAGTAATTTTGAATATAGTTCGATACCTTTAAAATATGAGATAGTATCTCCGTCAGCTAGTGCAGCCTCCGCAGTATCTAACACATTATCTAAAATGGTATCTTTATTGTCTTTAATCTTTTTATCTGGATCGGGTTTAGCCTGCTCCCATTTATATAGATTAAAGGAATCTTTGTAATATCTGTATGCCGTAGATCTAGGAATCTCAAAATCATTGTGCAATATATCACATATATCCAAACGAGTTAATTTTTCTTTTGGATCTTTTTTGGATTCGTTATCTACCAGACATTTATAGATGAAGTTTTCAGCTTCCTCTTTAGTCATCTTTAAATCTGGCATATTTGAAGAAAAGATGCTCAAAAGCGTTATAGAGAATAGTCTGATTATCTGGATCGGCCTGAGAATAGCAAAATGCAAGAGCTTGCTCAAAACTACCCCCGAACCTATCCATATTTTCTAAGGCTTGATTAATAAAATATTTAGTCATAACCCTAAATCTTCCTTATCTTCTATAGCTAACTGTTGTTCAAAAATAGTTAGAAGAATGTTTGCGGTCTTATGTATAAAATAATGACCTTCTTCGGGAAATAAATCCTTAATTTTTTTCATAAAGCTCGTGAGAAACTTTATTTCATTCATAGTAAAAGTAATAAATCTTTCACTACTGTTGTCTGATGGATCGACAGCCATAATAATTGTGGTTAATGGGCATTACAATATTACTTTAGTTTCATTCATAATGCAACATTCATAATTCTCATTCATAATTCTCACTGATAATTCTCAGAATTTGACATTCATTATTGACTAGGTTATTTATGGATTGTCCATTCATTTTTCTTTGATTCATTATGGCTTCAACCATTCATAAATTTTTTAAACATAGTCATGTTCAGCTATCTATTCAAGATTTATTTTTTATTTTAATTATTCTTCAAAAAATTTCAAATAATTATAATGAGCAATTTTCAGATAATTTAGTTTATAGATCAGATAGGTTAATTGATAAAATTTTAATTTCTATAAATAGTATGGATTAATACTTGAATTTAATAGAATATTACTTTAATATATATATGTAGTTATTTTTCAACACCCATGAACTATTTTCAACCAAATTTAGTAGACACTGTTTATAGTGCTAATTCTCCATTAATGGTAGAAAACCATTATAAAAATCCTAATGGATTTAAAAGACTAGGCAATGAGGATTTATGTGGAACTACTTTAGATCCAAATAATGAAATCTCAATTAGAGAAAAATTTGAAAAAACTGGTGCATTAAATAAACCAGTAGATACTGATATATACATTAAAAAAAGTTATGGTGATGAAACACAAGATGTTAAATTACCAAATCATAAATGTATAGTCGATTCAAAAACTGGTAAACCATTAAGTGTAATGTCTAAAACATACACTACTCAAGATAATGAACCAATATATGAAGTTTTTGAAAGAAATAAAGATATATTGGATCTTGAAAATATCGCATTGATGAATAATGGATCTAGAATTTTTGTTAATGGTGGTATTAGAAATTCTGATATGGAAGTTTCAAAAGATGACCCAATTAGAAGACGTTTATGTTTTATAAACTCTTATGATGGTTCGTATTCTTTCAAAGTTGTTTCTATTGATTTTAGATTATTTTGTTTTAATCAAATGGGTAGAATAAATAGATCTAAAAATAAATTAGTTTTTAAACATTCAAAAGGAATTAATGATTATGTTAAAAATCTACCAGAGTTTATTTCTTGGCAACGTGAGGATCTTTCAAATTCTATTGAAGAATTTAAAGCAATGAAAAATGTTTCATTCAATAATAGATCTCAGGCTATGGAAGTTTTAAAAAATCTTTCACAACAAATGCTACAAGATAAATTAATTGGATCGGTAGTTGATAAAGAGACTAAAGAAAAAAGACCCAAAGATTTTAATAAAGATCTTTCAAAAGAATGGTCAGATATTAAAGCTAACTTTATTAAAGAGACTCAGAATTTTGAAATAGCACCTAATTTATATAACTGCTTTAATGCTCTAACCTTTCAACAAACCCATTGTGAGCAAAGAGTTAAAGACGATATAAAAGGAGCTAGAGTAAGAATGGAAAGTTTATTAAATGGAAAATGTGGGAATAGAATAGATTTAGCTAAGAAAAATTGTTTAGCTTTAACTAGATAGAGTTTATTTATCTATTAATTACCCTGGGCTTCTTAGTCTAGGGTTTTTTACTGTTTGAAATTATTTAAAAATTAGACTAGAATACTATTGTACATTCACCCAAAATTACAAAATGGCAACCGCTCAAACCTACCGCAAACAATTCAAAAAAACTTTTAAAATAGTTGATGAAGTTGCAACAGAATATTATGATCTTTTAGAAAAAGAAAAAATTCAAGAGGATGATAATTTTATTTGTACTTATTCAGATTTAGAAAAAATTGATAGTACCGATTTTATTTGGCTAGAAAATAAAGATAAAGATATTGAAACCAATAATAAATCTATTAGAAGATATCAAGAATTAATAGATATTTTAAAAGAAGATAATAAAAGAATTGAAAGACAAACAAGATGCTTAAAAGATACATTAAAAAATGGTAATGGAATTGATAAAGATTATTGTAAATACTTACTAGATAACCAAGATTAAATAAAACTACATCAGGAACTAAATAATTAAAGGCTAGATTCTTTATAGATTCTAGCTTTTTTAATGTAGTATTTTTGAATGATTTTAAACTGGTTAAGGTAGGATTATACCTAAAAATTTTAAAATTATAGGATTCTTACTTATGAGACTATCTAGTTATACTAAAGGATTTGAGAATCTTATTAAATCTTAAAATGAGATTAGAAGGTAAAAAGTGCTAATTTTTAGGGTTTTTTAGTTAAAAAATTAATCTATTAGAATATTATTTTAGTATTGTTTTATTAGTAAAAATGAGTTAATATGGATATGTACTATATAGTATTTTCTTATGACAACCCAAACCAAAGAAACAACACTAGACCGCATTGTTAAAAATGATGTTATCTATGATGTAAAATCAGCCAACTTTGTTGACTTCATCAAACAAGATGGTTCGTTAATGTATTCTTATAATTCTGTTGATGAGGTTTTAAAAGAATACCCAAATGCAATAGTTACATCATTTGATAGAGCTTCAGAATTGAGAGACAAAACAAATGCCAGAGAATACAAAGTAAACAAACCCCAAGTAGTTACGGAAAAATTGTATAACTACCATCTGGAAGTATTACCACCGAGTAAATGGGGCGGAATAACTTCGGCAACAATAGATCCAAATGATGTAATTATTTTTGAATCGTTTATGAATCCCGAATGTATAACAGACAATCTTTATGATCATCTTTGTAAAATCCAAAGATGCGGAAAATCAAAAATAACTTATTTTTTAATTGTTGCTGACAAATCCACAGATCAAACAGATCTATTAATTAACTGTTATCAAAAATTATTAAAACTTGAGAGGAATAGAAAATGAAAAAATTTATTGTTAACGAAAAATCAAAAGAAGTAATGATTAAAAATGATGTTCCCGAAAAATTACATAATATTGTAATTGGAATCATCATTCTCATTACTACTGATATTGACAGAAAATACGATAAAGCAAAATTTATCGTTGAATCTGAATCAATAAATTTATCAGATAATGAAATTAAATTAGCTAAGTCTAAAGCTTTATCAATTATCTACAATTAACTACTTTTTATTCTCTTTCCCATTGCTTCACTGTAAAATGTCAAACCCAAACCAAACCCGCAACCGCTACCGATTAGCCACCAGACCAAATTTAAATTATGTCCGTTTTGCTCTGGTTTTATTTATTAGCAGTTTTATTCTTGCTAGTATCGTAGACCGTCCAGCGTTTAAAAAATGTATGGATATTCATAATAATTCTGATATCTGCCACAAACTGAATTAATCCGAGCTCGTACGCTATCCCACACAGCCCCGCCCCACCGCATCCCGTGGGGTTTTTTATTGTCTTGTTTTTATTCCCCACGCTATCCCACACAGCCCCGCCGCACGGGGTCAAGTTGCAAAAAAATTTTTATTATGTAAAGACACAGGGAACTTACTGATAAATCAAGTCATAAGTTATAAAATACTACAATATAATAATACTACAATATTACTCTAGTGTCAACTACTTTTGCTTTGCTTCTACTTGAATTGATAGTTGTGGAGTGTTTAAATTGATGTTCTCTACACTCTCCCCTAATACTTTACCGAGTGAATCTAGTATCTGAGCAGCCGTCTGTAGCTGTCCTTTCCTTACAGCCTGTTCAAACAACCTCATTCTCATCCCCTGGACTCGTGAGATCATCTTCTCTCTATCCTGTTCCCAGTCCTCATCGTTCCACTGCTTAACCTTTTTCCAGTCGCTCCAGGCTGTATCTATCCCGATACCTTCCCTGGATGAGTGCTCATGCACTAACTGTCTTGTAGTTTTGCCTGTCAACTGCTTTGAATACAGTCTTTGCCTTCTTGCTTCTATTACTGCATCAGGTTGTCTCTTTCCACATACTCTCCCATCCTTCAAAGCTTGCTCGGATGTAAATTGACCATTTGTATTACGAAGAACAGAATCAGCCACGGACTAAAATTGTTGTTAATACTTGAATAATAACCCTAAAAACACGGTTTAGTCGAGAAAATCACGGAAATCCGTCAATATTTAAGCTATTCTTTACTACATGAGTACAAAAACAGCCGAAAATCTCTCCCTCCGATGGGCACAGGGGGAGGTGTTCAACGCAAAACAAAGATTCAGGGTACTGGTCGCTGGCAGAAGATTCGGAAAATCCTATTTATCCTGCATAGAACTACTCAAAGCAGCAATAGACCGCCCAGGTGAAACATATTTCTATTGTGCCCCAACCTATCGCATGGCAAAGGACATCGCATGGAAAGAAATTAAAAAACTTATCCCACGAGAATGGATCCAGTCCAAAAACGAAACCGACCTCAAAATCGAACTAATTAATGGATCGCTAATCGAACTCAAAGGCACAGAAAATGCAACAACCCTGCGTGGCCGAAGCCTCGCTGGAGTAGTACTTGACGAAGCAGCCTTCATGGATTCCGATGTCTGGTTCCAAGTAATCAGACCAGCCCTAGCAGACAAACAGGGTTGGGCTTTATTCATATCTACACCAGACGGCACAGCCTCATGGTTCTACGATTTATGGTGCTACGTTCCAGAAGATGAAACAGGTGACTGGAAACGCTGGAGCTTCACAACAATAGACGGGGGTAATGTTCCAGCCGAAGAAGTCGAAGCAGCCAAGGCCCAACTAGATAACAGAACGTTCAAACAGGAGTTCGAGGCAAGTTTCGAGAATCTCACTGGTCTCGTTGCAGTCTCCTTTTCAGATTCCAACATTTCTAGCGAAGTTGAGGACATATCCATCGCCCCACTTTTATTAGGGGTCGATTTCAACGTAGATCCACTTTGCGGAATCTGTGCTGTCCGCCATCAAAGCATCCTATACGTCTTTGACGAGATAATTTTGACGGGCGGTGCAACAACCTGGGATTTTGCCGAAGAAGTTACAAATCGTTACGGAGTCGAAAGACGCATCATTGCTTGTCCCGACCCAACGGGATCTGCACGAAAAACATCAGGAGTAGGATCAACGGACCACACTATCCTGCGTAGAAGTGGTTTTACTGTGTCATCTCCCAGATCCCCTTGGAAAGTCCGCGACAAAGTAACCGCAATCAACACTGCACTATATGACGCAGCAGGAGAAAGACGAACTTTAATCCACCCACGCTGCAAAGAACTGATAAAATCTCTCCGCACCCTTACCTACGCTCCAAACACAGGTATGCCTAATAAAAACCTTGGAGTCGATCACGCATTTGACGCTTTCGGCTACCTCTGCCTCCAACAATTCAACTTGGCAAAACCAGAGACATTAGGCCAAACTGCGTTTAGAATATACTAAGATACCTAATTCTTGCTATGCCTTACCATACTGGGATGAAAAAGAAGAAGAAAAAGAAGAAAGGAGGTAAAAAACGTGGCGAATGTACCTGTAAATAAAGCACTTTACGCTAGAGTAAAAGCCGAAGCTAAACGCAAATTTGCTGTTTATCCTTCTGCCTACGCTAATGCTTGGTTAGTCCGAGAGTATAAAAAGCGTGGTGGAACTTATAAAGTGGAGAAAAAACGTGCCACAAAAAAGAAAAAGTAGTCCTAACCCAAGAGCCAAAGGTGGTCTGACCCGTTGGTTCAAAGAGAATTGGGTCGATGTAAAAACTGGCAAACCTTGTGGTCGTTCAAAAGGAGAAAAAAGAGGCTATCCAGCTTGCCGACCAAGTAAGCGTGTCTCAAGTAAGACACCTAAGACTGTCGGAGAAATGACAGCAGCCGAAAAAGCAAGATTTAAACGTGAAAAAACAAGCAGTAAGAAGATAACATACCAACATAGACGTAAAACTACACGGAAAAAGAAAAAATGAGCAAATCTCATGCAATGGCAAGATGTCAAGGTTACATCGCAAGTGTCAAAAAAGGTAAGAAAAAGAAAACTAAGGCAAAAAAGAAGAAAAAATGAGTGTAAAATCTCGTGTAAAGCGGTAACATAGAGTTATCTAGGAAAAACCATGCCTAAAAAATCCTATTCTGCAAAACAAAGGAAGCTGGCTGCTGTTGCACCTCCTAGAGATAAGATCACTGCTGCCGATCTGAAGAAATTACGCTCCAAGAAGAAGAAAAAGAAAAAATGAAACTAACTACTCGTCAAAAAAATCTATTAATGAAACATTCTGAACATCATAGTGATAAACATATGGAGTTTATGAAGAGAAGGATGCGAGCAGGCGATTCATTTACTGTTGCTCATAAAAAAGCACAGGCAAAGGTAGGTAAATAATGAGAAAACGTAAATCTGTAAGTTTATCTATAGGAAGAGGCGAAAAATCCAAAAAGGGTGGTCTGACTGCAAAAGGTCGTGCGAAATACAACAAAGCAACAGGATCTAACCTCCAAGCACCTGTAACTAAAAAGAAAAATCTTACTCCCAAAGAAAAAGCAAGAAGAAAATCTTTCTGTGCGAGAATGAAAGGAGTAAAAGGTCCACTTAAAGACAGTAAAGGCAGACCTACAAGAAAAGCGTTAGCCTTAAAACGATGGAGGTGTTGACATGACTTACGCAGTCCCAGGCAGAATCCAAACTGCCATAACGGCCAGTTCCTACTTAGGTGGTAGCGATAGTCCGTTTACTCGCACCAGAGCAGTAGTGGACATGATGAAAGGTTGGGAAATAATGAAAGCAGTAACAGAAGGAACAGAATATCTTAGAGAAAACTCTGAAGCATTTCTACCCTTAGAACCACGAGAAGATTACGATGCTTACCTAGCTAGAGTAAATCGTGCTGTATTTTCCCCATTCACTCAACGATTAATCAGGGCAGCAACAGGTCTTGTATTAAGAAAACCAATAACACTCATAGGTGATCCTTATTGGACCGAGATGTTCAAAATGGATGTTGACGGCTGCAAGTCAGATTTAGACGAATATGCTCGAAGATTATTAATGTGTTCTCTCACATACGGCCAAAGCCATATTCTTGTAGATTATCCCGCACCTGGTGGAGCAGTAAGTTTAGCCGAAGAGCGTCAACAAAATCGTAGACCCTACTGGATTGAAGTCGATCCAACAAACATTTATGGCTGGAGATTAGATAGAGAATCAAATTACGGAAACTTGATACAAGTGAGACTGGCTGAGAAAGCAGTTTTACCTGATGGGGACTTTGGTGAAAAGATTTATGACCAAGTTCGAGTTATAGAACCAGGTCGTTATCGTGTCTTTAGAAAGAGAGAAACAGTTGAGGATCTTTATGAAGATGATGGTGGAGGATATGCAGGAAGTATGTCTAGTCCCGAAGGTGCAAAAGATTATGAATTAGCAGAATCAGGTGATTTTTCTCTTGGTCAAGTACCATTAGTTTCAATTTATTCTGGAAAAGTTGAAAATTTAGTAAGTAAACCACCTTTACTTGATATTGCGTATCTTAATCTTGCCCATTTTCAAAGACAGGCTGATTTGATTCATAGTTTGCACGTTGCATCTCAACCAATGCTCGTCATGGAAGGATATGATGATCAGACTAAAGACCTTGCTGTAAGTGTTAACTATGCAATGGCAACTCAACCTGGAAATAAAATCTATTATGTAGAGCCAGCTTCTAGTGCTTTTGATGCTCAATCAGCAGAAATAAAAGAACTACAGATGCAGATGGCAACACTAGGAATTAGTACATTATCACAACAGAAGTTTGTAGCCGAATCAGCAGATGCCCGTAGGTTAGATCGTGTAGACACCAACTCCATGCTCGCAATGGTATCTATGGAGCTTGAGCAAAAGCTACAGAAAGCCTTCAATCTCTCTGCCGAATATGTTGGAATCGAACCACCAGAAGTAAAGATCAGCAGAGACTTTGACATTGAAAGACTAATCGGACAGGATATTACAGCCTTAACATCACTATTCGATCAACAAGTCATTGATAGAGAAGAGTTTAGAGACATTTTGGTACAAGGTGAAGTGCTTCCCAACGCAAATGAGGTCAAACCAGAATAGTCTGCTACAATAGTGGGTAAGTACATATAAATTATGGGCAAACATCTAGATTATGTTCAGCAATCTGATGGAACATATAAGTGGGAATTGGCAGAGATTCCAGCCGTCAAGTCCACTCCAGCAGAAACACCTAAACCAAAAGCTGAAACACCTAAGAAACCAGTTTCTAACAAAAAGAAATCTACAGGAATTTTATCCGAATAATCTATGGCAATCGAAGAAAAAGTAGTTCAGTCTGAGTCTGTGACTCCTTCTGATCAGTCCGTGACTGAAACTCCTTCACAACCACAAGCTCCAAATCTAGATTCTGTAAAAGCAGAATACGAAGCAAAACTAGCTGCTGCCCGTAAGGAAGCTGCTGAAAACGAAGAAAAATTTAAGGGTGCAAAGTCTAAATTAGACGAAGTTTACAAGAAAAAAGAGGCAGAACGCACCAAAGAACTTGAAGATCAGGGTCAGTGGAAAACTCTTTGGGAAGAAGCCAATAAAACTAACCAAGAAATGCAACAGGAGAATATGTCTCTCAAGCAAAGTTTAGAAGACATGAGAACTTCTAATGAGATGGCATCAACAAAAACTACAGCACTTGCAGCTATCAGTAATCAAGGTGCTATAAATGCAGAGCAAATGCTTTCCCTGATACAAAATAAGCTACAGCGAAATGCCGAAGGCAAAGTAGTTGTTCTTAACGGTGGTGTAGAACAGGACTTAAATACTTATCTTTCCACATTAAAGAACCCTGGAAGTGGGTATGAACATCATTTCAAACCAAGCAGTGCTGCTGGTATGGGTGCAAAGCCTAGTCCTGTATCGAATGTGTCAGGTGGAGTAATTAATCCCTGGAAGACTGGCAATTTGACTCAACAGATTATAATGGAGAATGAGAACCCCGACCTCGCAGCCGTGCTGAAGAGGGAGGCTCAATAAAAATAGTTAGTTTCCGTGAAACTAATGCCCTTATCTGTGATTAGGGTATCGCAAAAAGTTTAAAGGTAAATCTGAATGGCTGCTCCGTTTCAGAATTACTCTGGCGGTGTCCTATTAGCGGATGTCGTTAAGAGAAATAATTTTA